AGATTGGTGAAATCATTGAAATACAAAATTTGTGTATAGCATTGCCGCCGGAGCCAAAAAATTTAAAAAAGGGCGAAAACAAATGGGTTATTTCTAGCTATCCTAAGGAGCTTAAAAATATCAAAAGTATATTTGATTGGCAAACATATCCGGAAGCGTTTAAAAGCAGATGGGAAGCATATATAGACGAAGAATTTAACAGACGGGATGCAGGTTATTGGTTTTACAATAAAAACGTACCAACTTATATTACTGGTACTCATTACATGTACTTGCAATGGTCAAAGATTGATGTTGGAAACCCCGACTATAGAGAAGCAAATAGACTCTTCTTTATATTCTGGGAAGCATGTAAGGCTGATGTTAGAAGCTACGGAATGTGCTATCTTAAAAATAGACGGAGTGGATTCTCGTTTATGGCATCAGGTGAAACCGTCAATATGGCAACCATATCAAGTGACTCAAGATTTGGTATCTTATCAAAAAGCGGTGCAGATGCCAAAAAAATGTTTACCGACAAGGTTGTACCCATCTCGGTTAATTATCCTTTTTTCTTCAAACCTATCCAGGACGGTATGGATCGGCCAAAGACCGAACTTGCTTATAGAGTTCCGGCTTCTAAGCTCACTAGAAAATCCATACAGACGCAAGAAAAAAGAATAGAGCTTGAGGGACTTGATACAACAATTGACTGGAAAAACACTGGCGACAACTCTTACGATGGCGAAAAGCTTAAGCTGCTTGTCCATGACGAAAGTGGTAAGTGGGAAAGACCAGATAACATACTCAACAACTGGAGAGTTACCAAAACAACATTAAGACTTGGTGCACGTATTATAGGTAAGTGTATGATGGGTTCAACATCAAATGCTTTAGATAAAGGCGGCGATAACTTTAAAAAGTTATACAATGATTCAGATGTAACTAAACGTAATTCTAATGGGCAAACGAAGTCTGGTTTATATTCTTTGTTTATACCTATGGAATGGAACTATGAAGGTTTTATTGATGAATATGGTCAACCGGTGTTTAGCGATCCTAAAGAAAAAGTCGTTGATCCATGGGGTGATGTTATTGAGCAAGGCGTTATAAACTATTGGGAAAACGAAGTTGAAGGTCTTAAACAAGATCAAGACGCTTTAAACGAATATTACAGACAGTTTCCTCGTACAGAAGACCATGCGTTTAGAGATGAAACTAAAAATAGTATATTTAACTTAGCAAAAATATACGAACAAATTGATTATAACCAAGATCTGCGTAATAGTAATACTATAACTCAGGGTAATTTTCAATGGCTTAATGGCGTAAAAGATACTAGTGTAGTATTTACACCAAGCCCACAGGGAAGATTTAAAATATCATGGATTCCTGGTTTGCATTTGCAAAATAAGTGGGTGACCAAGAACGGTATTAAATATCCAGCCAACGAACACATAGGTGCTTTTGGTTGTGATAGTTACGATATTTCAGGAACGACTGACGGCAAGGGCTCTAAAGGTGCATTACATGGACTTACAAAGTTTACAATGGAAGATGCGCCACCTAGTTCATTCTTTTTAGAATATATAGCTAGGCCTCAAAC